CACGATCCTCTTGAGACGCCAACAGCCACTGCTGCTCGTACTCAGACTTCAAAAACATAATCCTGTCTGGAGAAAGTTCTGGACGTTTTGAAGCGATGTAAAAAGCCAATCCTGCCACCAAGCAAGGGATCAGACGAAATGGAATGTCTTGGATGTTCACGCCATTGCCCGCATCTTGTAGGCGGCGCAGTCTCCAGTAGACGAAGATGTACTGGTCCCCAGGCGCATTGGGCGAAGGCCAGACATTGATGCAGGGTAAGTTTGCGACAGTTATTGCCGCTCCGGTGGTGTGTTGAGCCGCAGTAGTGCCGTTCTGGCCCCGAAAGCAGTTCAGGAGTTGGTTGCCATCCACGTTGGCGTAGGCGATGGTTTCCGAGTCAATTGTGATGAAACCAGTTGTTGCTAACCCATAGGTGGAACTAAGCGTAATGGTGTCAGCAGTAGCTGAAATGGTGCCATTCAACGTAATGCCCGTGGTGTATGACTGTGCCGTTTGACGGTTAATCCAGACCTGGATAGGCCTGCCTTGAGCTAGCTTATTTGGGATAGTTGAGTACGTTGACTCAGAGATGCGGGTGATATTGATATCAACCTGATTGATGCCGTTAGCCTGGGTACGGATAACTTGGTCAAGCAGATCAATGGTGTCTGCGGGATACGCATAAATGGGTTGGCCCGTGTTCATAACGATCTGCCCTTGCTCGATCGTCCACAGATTGATACCTCGGTTTGCCCACTCAATGGTGAGCATGTTCAGGCTGCGGCGTGCTGTACGGAATTCATAGCCCGTGCGAACCTCTATACCCGCGCGCTCATACGACTCCTCAATGATGTCGTTGAGGTCTAAGTTAAAGACTGCGGTTCCGGAGGTGACTGCCATTATCTAAACCCTGCTGTTTTCTTTGCAATGTTCTTTGGTTGCGCCACAAACTGTTTACCTGCTGCCTTGCCTGCACGCTTTGCACGGGTAGTTGCGGCGTACTCCGCAGAGCTAAGACTTTTGATCGCAGCTTCTGGGAGGTACCGCTCACCCGTTTTGGACGAGGGTTTACCCGACTTGGTACGCCATTTCTGGTCGCCCCAATTTTTCAAAGAAGTCTGCGGTGCTTTCAATCTTTGTATCCCCCACCAGCCGCCTTGTACTTCTTGGCAACAAGCTGCGCTTTACGAGCCGACCATTGGCCTGCGCCCGTCCCGTGGGTAGCTGCGGCTTTTACCTCAGACACAATCCGCTTGCGCAAACTGGGCTTGGTGTAGTTACCGGCAGCGTTCACCGTGCCACCCTCTTTGTATACCTCGACATCATTCGGGTTGTCCTTGCGAACAACCTTCTTGCCTTTAGGCATCTTAGAGGCGCGCATAGCGCCCATACCACGGCTGGCCATCATCAGCAAATCTTCCCACGGGTCTTACCCCGTTGCGCAATGCCATCAGCACGCGAGGAAGCTGACACCTTACCACCACTAGCTTTTTTCACAGGGGCTGATCCACTGTCGATGTCTTGTGGGGGTTTACCCTTTTCAGCCGTGTAGATGCCAGCATCCTGCTTTTTAGCGTGGTCGGTAAGTTCTTTGGCGGTGGGGCCACCTTGCTTGCCACGTCCTGCGCCAGCGTTATATTCAGCCATGATTTAGCACATCTTTCCGCGAGTCTTACCCCGCTGAGCAATACCATCACCCCGCTTGGAAGCGGATGAAACTGAGCCACCTTTGGCGTATGCGTCAGGGTTTGATTTCTTACCCCTCTCACGAATCGCATTAACTGCTCTACTAAGAGGGTTGTAAAACATGGGCTCACTAGCTTGCTTCTCTCGCCGCTTATCGCCTGCTGCTTTCGCCGCTTTCACAGCACCCGCATCAGGTTCAGATGGGCCAGAGAACACGTTGTAAGGGCCAATGCCACGCTTGGACTCTTCGGCTTTAGGAGCAGGCTTAGCTGGCTCTTCTGCTTTGGGGGCGGGCTTAGAAGGAGCAGATTTCTTCTCGCTTGCGTACTCCTTCTTGTACTTCTTGCCCTGCCACTCAAACGTAGAGCCATCTTCAGCGCCTTTAAACGCTTCGCTGAAGCTCTGCTTCTTAGCGGGCGTCTTTTCCATCCGCTCTGCAACAGATGCATCGCCCTCAACCGTTTCACCCTCAGCAAAACGTTTCATCTTTTTCATGCTGAACTCCTTAGCAGGCTTTGCCGCCCTTGTTCATCTTGATCATCGTGCCTTTGGTCTTGCCCTTGACAGCAACACCGTCACGGCTAGGGGCAGCAGTTTTCACTTTACCCATTGAGGTAGTACCAACGCTACCGCCTTTTCTCATGCCCATCATGCCAGCGCCAGGGGCCGCAGGAGCGGCGGGGGCGGCACGTTTCTTAGCCATCATTGCCATCATGCCGGGGTTCATCTTCTTTGTAGCCATTTCACCACCTCTTTTAAAAGTTTTGCCTTTGTCGGCGTTTGAGAATTCTTTGCCCACGGACTGTGGGACTCCTGCTTTCTTGGCGAACGATGGATTGTGGGCCACCGCCTCCATGAACCTGTGCTGTTTGGCGCTATGAGAGGGCACTTTTCTGCTCCCGAATAAACGTGTCGATCTTAGTCTCTAGACGATCCAAACGATCCAAAACCCGGTTGATGTCGTTGTGAACGTCAGCTTTGGTCACGTACTCTTTGGCAATCTCCTCGCGGGTGCGATTGAGCAGAATTTGGAGACGATTAATCTCCTCTGCCTTCTCACGCAAAGACCAGCCCAACAACCCCAAAAAGGCTGTCAGAACCATGTTCCAAAGAGTCATCTCCATGTCAGCACTTCCAAGCCCGTAGGCTCTTGTTAATCCGGCTGTTGGGGTCTTTGGCTGTCTTCTCGGATGTAAGTTTTTTCTTCATCCCAGTCATCCTTGCACAGAAAGAGTCGCGCCTGCTGCCGCCCTCGGGCTGCGGTGCTTTCAACCCCGGCTTGCCGGGATTGGCCTTGTTGTAGGAAGCCCGCCCCTTGGCGTTCAAGCCGCCCTTCTCGGATTTGCCTTCCTTGCGTTGCCATGCTGGAGATTTAGCCATAGAACACCGTAATTTTTGCAGTAGCCGGAAGCGTCACGTGGACGTTCGTGCGAAACAAAATCCCTTCACCGGGAAGCGGCATCGTGATTGGCTGTGTGCCTGTCCCAATGTTGAACTGTAAAAGTACGGTACCGCCTGATCCGCCATCACGAAAAATAACATCCCCGGCAGTTCCGCCAGAGATGCAGTGATAGGCTTTGACACGGGTGCGGTAATTCACCACAGTTCCTGTGGCTTCGGTGTGCGTTGATAGGATGTCGGTTTGCATACCCATAATCAATCTCCTTTAGAACAGGGGCCGAAGCCCCTGAGATCAATTAAACGTTTTGCTGGCCAACCAAGGGGTCTGCAACGAAGTAGGTGATGTAGCCACCAACAGTACCAGCGCCGGAGGTGTCAATGGTCACCGTCACGTATGACAGAGCAGCAATAGCAGTGCGAGTCAGACCAGCGGTAATGGAGCCCACAGCAGAAACGGTCAGGTTGTTGGCAATAGCTGCACCGGTTACAGAACCAGTGGAGTAGTTGCGGGTTCCAAGGTCAATAGAACCGGTGCCTGCGTCATTGATTTCTACAGACAAAACAACTGCGCCTTCAGGCAGGATCAGGGCGGGAGCGCCTGAAGCCGAGGAAATTGTTACGTCGGTTGCGGTTGCAACAGAGGCATCTGCAATGTAAAACTGCGCTGCCATAACGCCGGAACCACAATAGGCGGTGCGAGTCTGATCGCCGCCACCAGAACGCCAAATACTTTGGGTGGTAGATAAAGCCATTTTAAATTGTCCTTCGTACAAAGATTAGCCCATCAATTGTGTACGCATCTGCCGGATCAGTTTGATGGACCGGAACTCCGGTTTGAAGCAATATACACCAAAAGAAAAGGGGGCACAAGGCCCCCTTTTACTATCAAGCTCCCTGAGAGCCCCACATGCCGAGGGGATCAGACCAGCCGAACGAATAACGCTCACGAGACTTGTAACGCACGTTACCGGTATCAAAGTCGCCGTCCATGCTGTTAGACAGCGGAGTACGGACAAAGTGCTTCATACCGTTAGGCACGTCAGTCGTCAAGAACCAAGCATTGGTATCGGTCAAATAGTTGTTAACAGTGTAACCACCAGGGATCGAACCATTGTTCTTGATAGCGTTCACGTCGTTGTCATTGGTGCCGACACGGAGTTCGGTTTCCAACAAACGGGTTGCAACGAATTGCAACTGGACGGGAATGATCAGCTTCTTGGGCTTGGCTGCGATCAACAGGCCACGCTCGTCCGTCCACTGGGCGATCTGGATAACTGCGTTTTCCAACGAAGTCTCATTCAAATCAGCAGGGGTCGAAGGAATGTTGCTGTTGGTGCCACCAGAAACCAAGGGGTGAGAAGCGCTGAACAGAGCTTGACCGTCGCCACCA